AGCATGAAGGCCCGCTCGGGTGTGACTTGTGAAATGACTGTGATGGCATCGGCAGGTTCGACATATCGGCGACCTGCCGCATTCGTCAATTTCCACCCCGGCATTTCCTCGCCGGATTGCAGTCGTTCCTTGAGTGCATCAGTCAGCGGCTCGCCAAACTCTTTGACGAACCACTTGTAGCGTGCCACGAAGTCGCTGTGTTTGGCGGGATCAGCAAGAATACGCTCGCGCATAAGATCGAGTGTCTCGCCGCCGAGATCAGCAAAAGAAAGATCGCGAAGGGCCGTCTGGCTTTGTGTGACAAGTGCCGGACATTGGTTTTTATTCGCGCACCAATCACAATACTCGCACGGCACCGGCTGGGCTGATGGTGCCGTGGCGCTTGCGATCACTTCGCCCACAATGCGCTCGCATTGCTCTCTGGTGAACTCGTAGCTGCGCACTGCCTGTTGATCCACATAAACGACATGGGCTGTCCAGCTTTCCTCCCAATGTGCATCCATGCAGGCCAGCGCATAGGCCGCGAGTTGCTCGCGATAGTTGCGCACTTGCCCGGTCTTGATGTCGGCCACCCACTTCGCGCCGATGCACACCGCATCCGCGGTGCCGGGGCGTGATAGCCCCGGCACATCCATTTGAAGGAACTCTTCGCGAGTTTCGATCTTGTGGCCATTGGCGAGTTCCAGCAGCTTAACAACACCCCAATTTACCGGCTCGGCGTATTCCCCAACATCTGGCAATGTGTCGCCGCTGATTGATTGGCGGATCATGCTGTCGATGGCTGTCCCGCGTTCTGCCGCTTTGCTCGCGCCAGATGCCCCTACGAAGACAGGACAGGATGCGAGCTTGGGAAGCATTGATGGCGATATTTCTTTCATTTCTCTGATATTTTCCCTGCCGCTTTTATTAAGTCTGCCATCACGGCACGCTTTGCTCGCTCATACATGACGGCCTCGACATAGGCTTTTTCTGTCTCTTCCCACTTCCCCTCGTATGTATTAACGACTTCGCACTTTTCCTTTAATAGCCTCCATGCCTGTTCTCGCTTTTCCTTTAGGGCGGCTATTGCAGAATCGTTGAATGTCGTAGTTTCTTTGCTGCGTTTCATTTGCCTGCCCTCCAGTTGGCGACAGTCATCAAGAACGTATTAACATCAGATGCAATGCGCTTGAGCGCCTTGTCGCTACAATCGCGCCACGTCTGGCCTTCCTTGATCTGCGCCTTGGCAATCAAGAATGCGTTTACATCGATTTCTTTTTCTTCAACGATGAACTGCCAGGCAGGCACTTCCTTCTCGACGGAAATCTCTGCCGTTTTTTCCGTCACTTTGGCGAACAAATGCGCCACACTATCCCACGCCATCGGCAACTCTTCCGCTAATCCCGAGCGCGTCTTGGCATCGTAAGCCGCCGAGTGAGTTGTAAGAATGATCCGCTCCTTGCCGCCAATGCCCTTGCTTCTGCCGCTTTCGCTCTCAACCGTCTTGGTTTTGAATTTGAAAAACCAGAGTTCATCAGCCCATTCTTTCAAGAGCGGTGCGCTTTGCTTGGTAAGTTTCAACTCATAGCGATCATAAGCCGACAGCATATCTGGCGGCTCGACGCGCTGCACTTTGCTGTGCGCGATGAACACGACATTCTTACCGCTGGCCACGATCTGATCAGCGATAGTAAGCAGTCGGGCGAACTTCTCGGCCAGCATCACGAAGCCCTTTCCATAGCCGTAGTCTTCCACGCTTTTTTTCTTGTCCTGCGCCAGCATGCCCTCAAGCACAAGGCGTTCGGCCCAGTCTGCCGAGTCGATGATCACCGACTGGTAATCTGTTGACTGGCATTCGCGAATGGCGGATTCCAGATCGGCCAGACTTGCGACTTCCACGCGATCAGTGTCCAAGTGGGATGTTCCTCCCTCGACATCCAAAAACAGTGGCCTTGGGAATTGTGCGGCGAAGGTGGATTTGCCCACGCTTTCGACGCCGTAGATTACCACGCGCTGAGCGCGGGTTTGTTTGCCTGATGTTATTTTCATTTCTATTTTTCTTTCTATTTTCGCCTTTTATTCACTCGACTCTGCCGCAGGCGAAACGGCAAAGTTGCTCTCCCGCACAATGCGGAAAAAATCCTTGGCAGGCATGACGGCCAGCCATTCGTGATCGTTGCGCCGGTGAAGCACTACCGGCAGCTTGTAGCCTGCATCGCGTTGAGCCTGGCTCACCCAATCGTAAGGGTTGCCCTTCTCGCAGCGCTTCACCTCGAAATGCAGGCCACCCAAAGTCTCGCACACCACATCGGGCGAGTCTGTGCCGCCAGCGAACTGTTGCCCACGGCGAGCCGGGAAGCCTTCATCGGTTAGGAACGCAGCGGCTTCGCGCTCGCCACGCTTGCCTTTTTGTTTAGAGTTCAATTATTAAGTTCTGGTTGGAGTTGCACAATGGGCATCGGTTGGAATCCGGCTTGCGCGCCGAGCTACTGATGGCAAGCGCGAATACAGCGGCGAAGGTCGCAATCATGATGAGCGCGATGATCACCCAATCTTTCGCTGTGGGTGTCATTCTCTCCAGTTCTTTAGGCGTTGCTCGCGCTCGAACCACCAGCGCCGCATTGTCTCGGCGCGGGATTCGGCGCGCATTGATCCGAGCAGGTAGCCACAGGCAAACATTAGAATGCCGGCGAGCAGATAGGTAATGATGAAATCACTCTGGCTCATTTGGCCCTCCTCTCACAAATGACGTAGTGGGGCCAGATGTCGTGAAGGTTCTGGAAGGCAAGTTCTGCGGCGAGTTTGCTATCTGCCCAGATATGGTCGCCGAAGATTCCGAAGGCGGATGTCGCTTGGCAATAATAAAGGTTCATGTCTGTGGGTTGGGGTTGGTGGCGCAGGGATGGAACCTGCGCCTTGGGGTTGTTAGATGCTCTGCAGGATTTCTCGGCCTGCGTTAATTGCTGCATCAGCGCATCTGGTTTTGCCCCTCAAGGCGGGATTGGAAAAGCCCCATGAAATTGTGTTTGCGCCATTGCCGTCTTTATTTTCTTGCGCGGCCCAGATGCAAAATTCTTTGCCGTATTTGGAGATTGCGTTGGTAGTTTTTTTGCTGAGTGTTTTCATTTTTCTATTTCTATTTAGTGTTTCTGTTTCTGGTTATGCTCGCGGTTTCCCGCTTGCTTGAGTTGGATTCTCTACATTCCCGCCCGGATGTAAACAAAAATCTTCGCCCCCATGAAAATTATTTTCTTGACGATTTCGAGAAGCTCGTGGAGCCGCTCTGGCATTAGAGCTTCGGGCGAAAGATCGAGATGTTTCGCGCATATCCGCCATAGATCACGCGAATCTTTTTTTGATCCAATTTGCCCGCGGCGTGCATTCGCTCAAGCCGGTGCAGGGCGGAAGTTCTCGTGATCCCCACCTTCTCGGCAAACGACATAGACCACATCCACCCTTCGGCCTCGTAGTCCTCAAGCCTGTCGATTTTCGCAACCTCAAATGCCGCATTCCATGCTGCCGTCAAAGCGGCAGAATCCACGGATTTTCTCTTGTTCTTTCGCATAGATTTATTGTCATCTGATCGTTTTTGTAATGCCCATAGGCGAAGCCTTGGCTCCAGGCCAATGTCGCTCGGCGCGTTGCCGCGTATTCCATGTCGAAACGCGCCAGCATCCCAACGCAATATCCACTCACACCGTCAAGCGTGCGCGCCCGCTCCTGCCCTACTCGATGAAGGTGGCCAATGACGCAGCGGCCATACGCTTCGGCGTGGTCGCGGATCGCCTGAACATTGAACATGTAGCCATGCAAAAATTTGGTTCCTCCAAGCTCGACATAACTGCGAATATGGTAGGGATAGAGTCGCGCCTTGAGCTTCCGCGCCGTCTTTTCGATCTCGTCAATGACAAGCGTGGCGGCGTGCGATGCAAGCGCATTCGGCCCGCCAGCGAGCTTGAAAAGGCGGGCTTCGTGATTTCCATAAAGGATAAAGTTTGGCTTTAACTCTTGCAGAAAATCCACGCCGGCCGCCAAGTCCTCTGCCACACTCGCCGCTCTATCTTTCGCGTTGGGATCGTTCATCGCGCCGGTTCGGCAGGCTGCGGCATCGATGAAATCCCCAAGGTGCAAAATGGTATCAGGCTTGAATCGGTCGCGGAATGTCAGAACGGCCTCACGGGCCTCATTGTCGATGCAGTCGCCGTGGCTACACGACACGGCCATCCAGCGCTTCCATCCCCTCACGCCTCCTCCTCCTCCTCGTCCTCTTCATCCTCGTCCTCGCAGGGCCACAAGATTTCATCGGCATCCCTTGCAAGCGTGCGCGTGGCGTAGTCATTGCCCCACTTGGTTTCCATGTGAAAAGTCTCTCCCTGTGATTCCCAAGAAACAATGACAAGGCCGCAGTCAAAGTTCTCGGCAAGGATTTTTCTCACATCCTCCAAGACATCCTTGCGGTCTTTTGGTGCTGATTTAGCCATTCCAGTTCCTGTGCGGGCCATTGTCCATGTGAATGAATCCGGGGTATCGCCCAACGCCACCATCAAAAATCTTGGCCTCGCGCACGGCAATGGCGGCGCGATGCAGATCAGGGATCGCTATGCGGGCCGTCAGGTCAAGCGCGCGGAATTGAGTGTGGAACGAACCCTTCGCGCCACCAATGGCGCGGTTGTAGTTTTCATTCCTATATGCCGAAAGGATTTTCAGCGGCACGCCCACTCTGGCGCGAATCTCGTCAGCGGCTCGCAGCGCGGGAATGATATTCGGCCACAGTGATTCCTCTGGGATTGCATTGCATCGCAAATAGGCATTCATCGCGCCGAGATACAGAACCTCTCTCGCTGAAAAATAAACGATCTTGTTTCGGTCAAGAAATTTCTGGAAGCGCAAATGCTGCGCGGTCATTTTGTCGATCGTGGTTTCGGCAGTTCGTAGCTGAAGGTTCCGTAGTCTGTAGAGACCCCGAATCGCAGCGTCTCGCAGCCACACAGAGCCAACAGGCAAGCCGTCATCAAGAAGGCGACAGCAAGCACCGTGGCCAAGTTGCTTGGCGGGATCATTTCTTTTTGCCGCTATTGCGTAGGAGATTTATTAATCCCACAGCGCCGATAGCGGTTGCCACGATCTGGTTGGCAAGTTGGGGTTCGAGAACGATCCCGAAGCTCCCTGCAATTAAGATTATCCCGCGCCAAGTCGAACTCTGCCCGAGATAGTTGAGTGCTGTATCAATCAATGCTTTCATTCTTTTGTCCTTTCAGTTTTCGCGACATATAGACCGCCGTGCAAATGGCGGCGATTAACCCAAAGCAAGCGGTCGCGAATTGCACGCCTGCTGTGAGATGGGGAAGAAGGGAGATGAAAAGCGAGACGCCGGATGCCGTTGTTCCTGCGGTGGCGATTAGGAAAGGGTGTTCATTCATGGTTCAACAATTTCAATCCACGGCGGGAGTGGCGTTCCCTGCGGCAGCATTGCGCTCCACTCCCAGAAGGTGGGTTCGTCAACATCGTCGGGTGTCGGCACAAGCGTAATGCCCCACTTCATCGGGCGTGTTTTGTTGGTCGCAGTCTGATCCCAACAAAACCACGGCAGATCATTGTCGTGGAGTTCTGTCGCCCGGTAGCGTGTCATTGGTGGGTGCTGTGTCATGGCAGTCCGAGTCCTT